CATTCCAGGTATTAAGCTTGATGATAAAGCTAAGAAAGAGCTTTTCAACATGATTACAAAACCTGCAACTCAAAAAGATGGTGTTAATTACTCACAAGTAATGTTGCTTAGAGAGAAAGATCCCATCGGTTTTGAGGTAAAACTTAATTATTATGCAAAATTAGGATTGTTTGATGAGAATCCTAAGTTTGATTTAATAAGTAAGAAAAGTGAAACTAAAGCATTAAATAAACTAGAAAAACAACTAGAAGAAGATTTAAAATCAAGAATCAATAAATCTAGTGCTAACTCTAGAGGAACTGATGAAAATTCAGATGTACTTGATGCTTTAAAAACAGTATTTAAGAAATAAAAATTAACCCTTAACAATATAAATTTTAAAATTAATGAGTCAAATTATTAGTCCTTTACAGAAATTTAGCCCTAAGGATTGGAGTGGTTTAACCACAAAAAATCACATCGGGGCTATGTATGGTGAACAACCTATCATGGTGTCTGAATTGATCAGTAACATCTACGATATAAACTTAGGTTTAGATTTCGATAGATTTATGGAGCAATTTGAAACTATGGAAATTGAAAGAGATGCTCCCTTTGAGTGGATGCTTAACTCTCAATCACCTTTTAAAAACATTCCATTATTAGCTTATTACACTAACGTAGCGTTAAGTGCAGCTAGTAATACCACTACTCCTGGTATTGGTAACTCAAGTTTCTACTTGGAATTTCCTGATCGTATTTTTGAGTATTCTGATGTAATTGCTCCTGCTAGCTATGCAAAAGAAACTTACCAAATGCGTGTTATGTCTGATCCTAAGCCAAATGGTGCTAACTGGTGCTACGAAGTACAATTAGTATCTGGTGATGCTAACTTGTTTGTACCTGTTACTGAACTTGCTAATGGTGTACGTTTTGTTAAAATGTATGCTCTAGCTGAACAAACTCTTTCTCAGCGTGGTTCTAGTTCATTGAACTTCAGTTCACCTTTTAGAATGCAAAATCGTTGCTCATTCATGCGTTCAGAGTACTTAGTACCTGGTGATATGATTGATCAAAAAGAAAATGCTCCACTTGGATTTTTCTTTGTAGATGCTACTGGTAAGCGTCATACTACCTGGTTAGGTAAACTTGACTATGACTTTATGGTATCTTGGAAGAGAATGAAGTCTATGGCTCAGTTGTATGGAAAATCACTGAAAAACTCTCAAGGTTCTTACACCATGAAAGGAGATTCAGGATATGAAATCAAAACTGGTTACGGACTTTTGGATCAAATTTCTCCTTCAAATGTACACTACTATACTACCTTTAATATTGATGTATTGAGTGAAATCTTGATGAGTTTATCTGTTGGTAAATTACCTGAAGATCAACGTAGATTTGTACTTGGTACTGGTGAGTATGGTATGCGTCAATTCCACAAAGCTGTTGAAACCAAAGCTGTAACATTTGCACCTTCAAGAGAAGAAATTCGTATTGCTGGTTCAATGAATAACATGCACTATGGAGGTCAATTCAAAAAGTATTCATTTATCAATGGTATTGAAATTGAATTGATGCACATTCCTTTCTTGGATGATCCTAGTTTGTGTTCTATTCAACATCCTGATGGTGGTATCTTAAGTTCATATGAATATTTGATTCTTGACTTTGGTACTTCACAAGGTAAACCTAACATCCAAAAAGTAACTGTAAAAGGTTCTCAAGATGTTTACAAATATATTCCTGGATTGCGTGATCCATTTAGTCCATCTAATAGTGGTACTAAACCTGGTATGACTGTATCTAAGGTTGATGGTTATGAAGTAGTACGTGCTTGTACCCTCGGTATTAAAGTACATAATCCAATGAGATTGGCTCGTTTCATTCCTAATCTATAATTTAAAATTTAGTAGGGTGGGGTAAAACCCACTCTACTTTATTTATATAAAAGGAAAACAAATTAATTATATATAAAAACTATGGGGATAGTAGAAAAAGAACCTGTTGTAATAGACAGTATTTTAAAAAACAAAAAGATTTTAGTAAAACCAATTATTAGAAATAATGGTAACTTTCCTAAAGGTCATGATGGAGAGTTTATGTACACTGATACAGTATGGTCTACAGACCTAAGACCTGAACCAGGTACAACCAGATATAAGGCTATATTAAATGAGGCTGAAAGAAAAGCATTTGAGGATGCTTTAAATCTTGAACCAGGTAATATGTCTTTTTATAAAAAGAATGGTTTTTGGGCTACATTTAGAGTTAAACTTAATAAAGAAGGTAAGACTCTAGATTTAAGTGACCCGCTTCAATACTTGGAGTATTTAGTATTAAAAGGTGACAGGAGAATTGCTCCTAACTGGAATGCTAAATATGATAGTGGAGAATACAAATTTGCTTTAGTAGATGAAGATGAAACTATTAAGGACAATATAACTAAAACAGAGATTAATAAGAAAGCTTATAAATACTTTGGTAAAATTGAAGAATCTGTTGAAGAAATGACTATGGTTATTAGATTAGTTACTAATAAGATAGTTAAAAATAGTGATACAGAGTTTTTGAGATCAGAAGTACAAAAAATTATTGATACAAATATTAATGGATTTGTTGAAGTAATGGAAGATAAACACTTTGGAACTAAAGCTTTTATTAGTAAAGCTCTTGATGCAAAAGCACTTGATAGAACTACTAAAGGTGGATATGCTCTTAAAGGTGGTGATGAAATAGGTAGAACTTTACAAGAGGCTGTAGAATTCTTAGAATCTCATAAAAACCAAGATATTTATTTGAAGATTAAAGCTCAAATAGAAAATAGTAAAAAGTAATTTATTAATACACTTAGGAGTGAAACGCTTAAATAGACCCTAAGTTAATATATAATTAAGTAACAATGACAAAACAAGAGTTCTTGAACAACTTTTATCTACAAATGGATAAACTGGCAAGTCAAGCTTTGCCTGGCTATGAGCCTCCTGAAATTTCAGCCATGGCAACTGAGGCTCAAGAACTCTTGGTTGTTACTTATTATACAGGTAACAATACAAGTCGTGAATCATTTGAACAAACTGAGAAACGAATAGAAGATTTAGGTGAGTTAGTTAAACACAAAATACTAACACCTTTACCATATAACCCTCTACTAAATATGCCTAATGGTGTATTTGTAGAGTTACCTAATACACTTATCAGTAATCCAACAGATTATAGTGATGTTCATTGGTTTACTGTTTATGAAGAAGTATTAACCAATGATAAGTGTAACCCTCGCAAGTATGTTCTAGAGATTAATCATAGTGAATATGTTAGAGCTTTAGACAATCCTTACAATAAACCTAATAAGAATAAAGTATGGAGAATGAGGGTTGAAGGTAGAAAACATGAATTAATTACAGATGGTAACTATAATATACAAAGTTATATCTTTAGATATATTAAAAAACCAAACCCTATTGATTTAACTACTGTTGATTTAACTACTCCTGTAAGTCAATTATCTGATCATATACACAGGGAATTAGTTAGAAAGACTGTTGAGATTGCTGTTAAAGATATTGAAGCTTACAACAGAATGCAAGCTGAAATTAGTACAAATAACACATATAGGGAATAAGCTATAGTTACACAAACTAATTCTAACAAAAGAATAAAAATAAACTAATTTATTAATATATTAATTAAAAATAAACAAAGAAATGGCTTTAAATAAAATTTCAAGTGCTAATAGAGCTGATGTTAGAAGCTCATTAGATGATGCCCAACTAGCTACAGGTGGTGATGTTAATCCAATTGTAGATTCTGTAAATACTCTTAATGATAGAGTATCTACTTACCCATTAGTAGTTGCTGCTGCTATTGTAGCTACATCAACTTCACAAACTACTGATTTTGGTAGTTTATTAGTAGGTGATAAAGTAGCTATGATTCCTGCAATTGCTGGAAATGCTGATTTTATTACAATTGCTACCGCTGGTAATTTAGGTCAAGCTGCTGTAGTAAATAATCTATACATCGTATTAAGAAGCGTATAATCAATCAATCAAATTATTTATAAACATTAAATTTTTCAAACAATGTCATTACAAAATGTAAGTAATCACAAACAATTATTTATAGCTAAAAATATTGCACGTACAGCTAATTTAGCTGCTGCTGTTGCTACTCCAAGTAACCTTGCTAATGGTGAAGTAGTAGTAACTGATTTAGCTGGTAGAATTTTAGATACAACTACTGTATTAACTGTAGATCAAGTACAAATTGTACAAGGTCAAGGTTCTACTAAACCTTTAATTAAATCAGCCGCAATTCCTAAAACAGTACTTGTAGCTAAAACTAAAGCGTATACTCCAGCTAATCAACAAATATCTTATGTAGGATATGATGGTACTAGCAATAATATTGTTAATCCTGGTGTTGGAACTAATATTATTTTGCGTAATACTTTTAAAACTAATTTTTTTCAATTTAGTGATAAACTAGTTGAATCAATTGTTGGTTTAAAAGTTATTACTTCAGATACTATTTTTACTATTGCTGATAAATTAACTAAATTTGCTATTCAAGATGTACAAAAATATGTAAATATTCCTTACAAAGTTGAACGTCTTATAAACGGTACTAAAACTGCTGTTACAGCTGCTACTTCAGGTACTAGTCGTTCAATATTTGTTGTTGCTTCTGGTACAACTGCTCCAACTGCTGCTGTATCAAATGGTAGTTCGGCTGTAACTTTTACAACTGCAGCTAACATATCTTCTGTAAATTTTGTAGTAGGTGATTATATTGAACTTTCTGGTATAGCTTATAAAATTACTGCTTTAGGTACAACTGGTTCTACTTCTTATACTATTACTATTGATACTGCTTATCAAGGTACAACTGGTACAATAGCTGCTGCTAATATTAAGTTTTGGAATACTGCAGATTACACTGCAACAGGAATTAAATTTACTGGTCTTCCTCAAACTAAATTTGCTCCAAATATTTACCGTTATGAAGTATCTAAATTTGTAACCACTGCTACTAACTTTAGTACTACTAGTGTAGTTAATGCTGCTCAAGTTCCAACTGAAGGTTCTGGTGTGTATGAGCAAATTGCTGAAGAAGAATTTTTCTTCCAATTGTTTGAAGGTATGCATGATGCTAACTTAATTCAGGTTCCTCCTGTAACTATGCGTTCTAATGTTGAACTTACTGGTACTTATTCAATTATGGATATTGAGTTCCAAACTCAATCTGGTACTATGAGTTTTATCAACAATCCTATTGCTCGCAAACAAGTTAGAATTGCTGGTAATGTTCTTGGTGGTATTGTTACAGATGGTCAATTAAATGCAGTAACTGCAACTATTACTGGTTCATCTGCAACAGGTATTAGAGAAGTACTAGCTGCATTCTGTTCTCCTGCTCCTGCAGTATTCTCTTAATCAATAACTTTTAAACTTTCTAAAAAGGCTATGGCTAGTTATAGCTGTAGCCTTTTTTAATATAATCAACCCATGGCTTTACAATTAAATATAAATATAACTGAATATACTAATCAAGAATGGTTAACTTTTAAAGAGTTAACTGGTCTATATTCTCTAGCTAATACAACTGGTTGGGGAACACCAAATCCTGAAATTGCTGATGCAACAGCTTGTACTTTAGAAATGCAAGATGTTAATGGTAATAGTTTAGGTACTGTAGATTTGTTTTCAACTTTTCCTACAGATGATACAACTTATGAAATAAATATACTAGCTAGTTCTTTTAATACTACTTCATCTAAGTTTACTGATGGTGTATATCAATTTATTTATAGAGTAGAAACACCTTCAGGTAACTATGAAAAAAGATATTGGACTGTGTTTCAATGTGCTGCTGAGTGTCTTATGGATAACCTACTTATAAGACTTGTACAAGACTTTTGTGATACTTGTGAGGATGATGGTAGTGTATTAAAATATACTCAAGCTAGAATGATCTTAGATGCAGCTAAATCAGCTGCTCAATGTGGAGATATTATTAGAGCTACAAGCTTAATGGATATGTTCTCAAGATTAAAATTAGAATATTGCTGTAATTAATAATTTAAAAATAATATTATAATGTGTTTAGATTGTAATCAAAATATACCAGTTGGTGCTACTGGTTCAGATGGATGGTCACCTGTTTTAGCTTTATATGAAGGTACCTGTGGTGAAACTGCTGTAACAGTTCAACAATTAGTAAGTTGGCTTCCTGGTACAGGCACTAGACCTAGTTATAACGGTAACATAATGACTGATGCTTGGTTAGCTGATCATCCTATTTATTTAGGAACAACTGGCTTTGTAACTGATATATGTGGTGCTGTACCACTTAATGGTGCAGGTGGTGGAACTGGAGCTGAAGGACCTCAAGGACCTGCAGGTGTTGCAGGAGATCCTGGTTGTGC